AGAATTGCCACCTGTGCCTGAGTTATTAAAAACTAAAGCATCACCTACTGCATATCCGGAACCACCATCATCAATTACAATATTATCAATACTACCGTGACCCACTTCATTTACTTGAACAATAGCACCGTCACCTCCTGTATCAGAAAGAGTAACTTGGTCACCCTCTGAGTATAACGCACCATCATTTGTAATTGTGAATGCGTCAGGTATTCCTGATATTGTTGCTTTTATAACTTGCGTGTCATCATCATTTTCGGTTGCAATTATGGATTGACCCACAACAAAAGTTCCGTTTATTGAACCTCTGTTTAAAACAAATTCTGTAATTTCTGTAGCACCTATTTGAAATTTAAAAACGTTTTCTATAACTGCCGTTGCTGTGTTAATGTTGTTATCGTCAGGAACATTATTTTGTGTTAATGTTCTACCTACTAGTTTTAAAGTATCACCAATGGCATCTGTGCATCTCATTATTAATTGTGTACTCCATTTACCATCTGAAACTCTCAACATATTATCTCTAGGATAAATTGTTTCTGATAATTCATTAAAGAGAACTCTGAAAAATAAAGAATGACCTACATTTGTGCCTTTAGTTTGATATAACGATTTTACATTCTTAATAAAGTTTCTTTTATTTAAACCTGTAGCAAGAGATTCTGGTAGTGTGTTTAAAAACTCATCTCTAAATTGTGTTAAGTAAGTGTCAATAACTTTATCTGGGTCTCTGTAATTTAATAACTCTTGAATTGTTTGAACAGGATTAGGTTTGTATAAATCAATAACTGCTTGAGCTCCTGATGTTGCACCTGTTATCGTTTCGCCTTTTTGAAATTTGTCTTCGTGTATTACAAATAATTTGTTGTTATCAACATCATCAGCAAGTATGGTAGTGGTGGCACCTGAAGTAGAACCTGTAATAGTTTCACCATTTTGAAACTTACCATAGATAGAACTCTCTAATAATATTTTATCACCCTTATCGACAACTGTTCTATCATTAGTTATTTTTGTACCATCTAAAATTATATTAAATGCGTTTGAAGTTTCAGTTTCTATTGTTAAACCATCTGTTGATGATATGTCTTTCAAAACTATCATAGCAGATTCCATAAAAATAAAATACTGCTTTAAAAAATCTACAAACTGAGGATGTTCCTCTAAGACAAATTCAGGAACTTGTCTTGATATGTGATTAGATACTTTTCTATTAAATTTTGCCATTAGTAACTAGTTGCAGTGCTAGTGTAAGATGATGCTGTTGTATAACCAACACCTGCATCTGAAGAACCACCATCAAATGTATCTTCTTGTACTGTGACACTAGAATTTGCAATATCTATTGTTATAATTTGTCCTCTAACTGGTGCCACATCATTTGACTCTGGTGTGGTTGTAATCTCAATAACAGATGAGGTCGCACCTCTAATATTTTCAACTGATGCAATATTTAATGAAGTGATTGTAACTGCACCTGTAGTATAATTAATTGTGCCTTGAGTATTATTTGCATAAGTTCTAACACCACCAACTATACTATATCTTCTAATATTACCAGCACCGTCATCATCTAAATAAAAAACTGTATCATTGTTTAGTATCTTAAAACCTGAAGTTTCTATTATACCACCTGATGAAGAGTTGTGACCAGAATGTGGATTATAAATAGCATTTCTAAAATATATGTTATATGTTGTAGACGTGCTTAATGTAGGTGTAAATGTTTTTCTCATTCTTACTGTTGTTGTATTAGATATGATAGAATCATCAGTATTATCAATCAATCCCACAACCTTCGAAAATCTAAAAACACCATCAAATTTAGATAAGTTTTCTGTGTCATAGTTTGTTAGTGTGGTTATAACATTTGTTTTTATTGTGTCTGCACTCAATGACGTGTTATTTTTATTATATTTAACTGTTGATGTTAATAATATATTTGTTGTTTCTGGGTCAACAATTTGTGGTTTTACTGAACCCACGTTAAAACTTCTTAAACTTGAAACGATACTTTCTTTTGTTTGGTTTGTAAGTGTTGAACCTGATTTTGGATATATTGCTATTTTAACTGTACCATAAACTGGTGTTTCATCATCTTCACCACCCCAAGCAACGACAGACTGAGAGTTAGGATATAATTCAATAACTTTTGTTTCATAATCTGTTGTTGTCACTGCACGATTTTGAGCAGTGTACTGTAGTGGTGCCGAAAATCTAACAGACTCTTTTGTTTGCTCATCTGAACCACCTTGAGCATTTGAACTTGTTGTTAATGTAATGTTTGAAAATCCATCAATAGAACCACTTACTGTAAACGCACTAGCACCATTTGCCAACTCCCTATTTGTAACAATGTATTGTAATTTTACAATGTTGCCATCATCTAGTGCTTTACCCACGATACCATCACCAAAATAGACCTCAAATTTACCATCTTCACCCTCTTGTAAAAAATATGCTTTTGATGTATTAGTTAATCTTTGATATCCTGATGCTAAAGTAAAAATATTTTCAGTGGTATCAGTTGCAGAATTTTGTATTGTCACTGTCAGAGTTGAAGTATCTGCGTCTGCACTTGGTATAATAAATTTTTGGTCAACATCTGATGTGTTTACTGTATAATTAAAACTTGCTAAAGTGCCTTCATATATTTCTACACCAGAAAACTTATAAACTCCTGATGCTGGTTGAATTGTTATTTCTTCGTTTGTAATGAATTGATAAGGTGTATTATCAACTGTTGTATTAAAAGCAGTGCCTTTTGCTAATGTTATTGTTGCACCTGAACCGTCATTTACCAATATATCTATTACTGCTTTGGGAGCTCTAGGTGATGTTGGTGTGTAACCTAATAATTTTCCTAATGACACAATGTTTTTTCTAGTGTCGGCACTATCAATGTACATTTCATTTGCTAACATATTTGCATTGAAAGAAAGATAATGTGTGTTGTATGCTAATATATCTAACAGAACTGCCATACCTGAACCTTCAAAGTCGTAATCTGAAAACTGGTTTTGTTTTGATAAAAATAATTTTAAGTTTGCTTTTATGTTATCGAAATCTAGTTCTGAAACTTCTAATTTTCTACTCATCTTAATCTCTCTAAATATGATTCTATTGTTTGAATTTGTGGTATACCTATAACATAAAAACTAACTTGCAATCCGTATGCATTTCTATCAATGTCTGGTGTTGCAAGTATTTGTACTAACTTTGCTCTTGGTTCAAAATTCACTAAAACTTCTTGTACCTTCCTTTGTAAATTTAAAGCAGTTAAAGGTGTCATTGGTTCGAATAACATTGCTCTCACGTTAGAACCTAATTCTGGGTGAAATGGTCTTTCGTAATGAGATGTATTAATTAAATTTCTAACACTCCTTTTAACTGCCTCTGCGTCCTCTAATTTATTTACATCATTGGTCACAGAGTTACGACCGAAATCTAAATCTAAATCCTTGTAGATTTTTGCATTTCGACTGGACTTATTTGTGTTTGTTGCATCATAGTTTGCCATAACTACTATATTTATACATCAATTAGCAAAAGTATTTGTAGAACCCATAGCACAAAAAGAACCACAACTTATAGAATCTGCTATTCTCGCCAAAGGTAAACCATTTACAAAAACCGTACTTGAACCACCAGTTTGTGTACCTGGGTGGGTTGTTTCACAAGTGTGAGGTGCCCATAAATCTCCCACTCTAACTGCACCTCTTCCGTTGATAGAAACGTTAGTTGATGCTGTTACGCTTGGTCTAGGTGGGAAACAATTGTGTCCTGTGCAAATATCACCTAATCTAACTACTGCTCTAATGCCCATTATGTTTGTAACTCCTCTGTTTGTCTAGCAATGACATTATTCATCTCAACAATGCCCTCACTCCAGTCATTTTCGACTGTAATTGTATAAGTTTCTGTTTTTACACAACCAGCACTACTTGTTGCAGTAACAGTGTATGAAAAATCTTTAAATCTGGTAGAATCAGGTGTGTAACTACACAAATATCCTAATTTTTCAGGTAAATCTAAATAACTTATTATCGTTATGATTTGTCCACTTGTTCTAACAACCCATTGTGTGTTTGTAAACGGTGTAACGTAATTTCCTGATATTGAACAACTATTCGAACCATCAGTTAACACAACACCTGCGTTTTCCTCACCTGCAACCACTGTCATTTCTACAACATCTTCACCACAAGTATCACCTGTTGTTTCAGCAGTGATTGTAAATGAAAAATCTGCTGAAACTGACACCGTTCCTAAACTAGGACCCTCAGGTGTAAACTCTATATCTCCTGGAATTACTGGTATTGACATAGCAATATTTATGTTGACATTATAGTCAATATATGTCATACTTTTATTTTAACTGATTCGAAAGGATAAAATATGAAAGTTGGTGGGTTAATATTTACACTAGGTCTATGGATTATGATAATTGGTGTGTGGGTTTTAGATTTTGCAGTATCAATGGTAATATCGTGGACTGGATTGTTCATTATGTGGGCGTCTGTAATTGTTATGATAAATGAAAAATCAGAATGGTTAGATAAGGACTTATTTGACAATAAATAGGTGTATGGGACACTATGCACTATTAATCCTTTTTATGCTAATCACTTTTTCAGCAAATTCTGAACCTGACGAGTGTCAGGATTTTAAAACAGATGTGTTTATCTGTATGAACGAAGGTGCTGAATCTGTATATGCAAGATATGGTAGAGAATATAAAGGTAAGTTGCCAAGAACTGATATGTTTACAATGTGTAGACTAAAAAAGTCAGAGTGGTTTATAGATGAGAAGGGTAAAAAAGATATGTCGTATAAATGCACATACGAACACCCACAAAATCTACCTGATATTATTATGACAACAGGACCTAGATATCAATGCCCTAGAAACATTCAATGTAAAATTAAGTGAGGTTTTATGTCAAAATCAAATACTGAATTACTAAACACAAAATTCTTACAACTGATGGTTATAACTATGGAAGAATGTGGAGAGTTAATTCAAGAATGCTCAAAGTCTATGCGAAGAAATGACGAGAACCATAAAGCATTAAAAGATGAGATTGGTGATGTTTATTGTATGATAGAATTATGTAAAGATTATGGTATCATAGACCAAAATATGTTAAATGAAAGAGTTAGATATAAAAAGGCAAAACTAAAGAAATGGTCTAATCTTATAAAACAATAAAAACTGCATAACCAATTAAACATATAGTAAAAATAACACCTATACCTATGGTAGCATAAGTAAATAAATCTTGTATTTCTTTCCTTTTTCTATTTCTTTCAGCAATTGCTTTTCTCTTTCTTTCCTTAGCTTCGTCAATTCTTCTTTTTCTTTCTGTTAGGATTTCTTGCCAGGTGTTAGGACCAAAGCGGAGATTTATTAAATTTCTTAATTCATTTAAATGCTCCCTAGCAATCTTGGCATCAATAATCTCCTGTGCCACATTTTCCGTTGCAAATGGGTCTGCACCAGATTTATCTCTTGCTTTAATAATCTGTTGTTCTCCTACCATAGCATTCTCAACGTGACCTATTAGTTGACCTATGTCCTGACAAGTTTGTATATTTTCCTTTATAAAGTCTACACTTTTCTTTACTAAGGCAATTCCTGCTAATGCGGTGGTTACTGGTTCCATTTTAATCCTTCCAGAATAATCTCTTTGGTTTTTCAGAACTATGCACTAAGTAAAATGAATCGATTGTTTTATCATTATCCCAAGGATGTGGGTAGGTGACTGGAACCCATTTTGTAGGTCCCCAAGCTATGACGCTTGACTTCAGAGGATACAATCTGTACCGTTTATTAGTGTTGTCCATTCTATACTATTTAGTGGTTTTATAGACCATACGAATCGATTCGATTACTTTTTGAGTACAATAAAACTCAATGACACCCAAACTCTTACCTACCGTGCATTACAACGTCATATTGACAGGAGCACCAGGTTTGCTATTATAATAGTATGATTAATAAAACAAAAGGAGACACTATGTCAAACACTAAACAAACTATCGATTTCGTTGGGGTTACCAGTCAATGGGAAGA